ATATTTCGTTTGTCGGATTGTTCAGACATTATAATTAAAACCTTTCATTGGTTATTTATTGATTGATCAAACACGATAGGAGTAATCGTGTTTATGACCTAATTATAATGTCGCACAATGTACCTAGGAAAATTATCAAATGTCGCACAACAGAGAGAAGAAAAAATAAACGACGCAAAATATTTAAATAAAAATAGTGTTGTAGAATTTACTATGATATACTAAAAAAATGGAAATATTTATAGTATTTCTGATAATTGCAATTGCAATAATCGGAATAAAAACAAATAAACAAATCACAAAAAAATACGTAAAAAAAGAATATGCATATGTGAAAAAAGAATGCATTATGACAGAATTTGAGTTAAAATTTTATCAAATATTGCAGGAATGTATAAGTGGTTGTGTGATTATTCCGCAAGCACATTTTAGCATGTTTTTAGAACATAGAATAAAAGGGCAGAATTGGAAAGCAGCATTTTCAAAAATCAATGGTAAATCAGTCGATTTTCTTATTTGTAATAATGAAATGAAACCACTTTTTGCTGTAGAACTTGATGACAGCACTCACAACCGCCTAGAACGCCAAAAGCGCGACATATTCGTTAATTCAATAATGAACAGCGCAAATATGCCTCTACTGCGATTTAAGGCGGGTGAGTGGAATAATGAAATTATTAAGCAAAAAGTTTATCAAGTTTTTCAAACTCATGCATCTGTAAATACTGATTTTCAAAAGTCAACGACTTTAAATCAGGATTAAGAGATAAAGCATCAGCTTCATTATAATACTTAGCTGGCTTTTGTAGATTCTTAGACGCCCAATATCGCCGGCGATTAGATACTGTAATCATATCTTTTGTTATGTATTTACATACATAAGCAGCAACTTTTTGTTTGTCATCATCAAGATATTGCATATTTGAAAAGCCAAACCTAAACGACGTTAGATTATACACACGACGATTATTCTGAATTACGTTAGTTTTCTTAATCAAACCAGGATAATTTGACATAACCGCATGAAAATGAATTGCGCCGTCTCTGTGTTTTTCTGGAACAATTATATATTTCATCTCATTATTAGACTTCTTTTGCTGACGCCAAAGCCATGATTGCATTTTGAGATAACAAGCATTTAAATCATAACGATTTACTTTTTTTGGATTAAACGTAAATGTTACAAACATTTCAAAATCGTTTGATAAAATATAGTCAGAAATTACAGTTCTACTTCGACGAACTGAACGCACAATATCTAACTCATTACATTGATTACGTTTTTGCTTCTTACTAGATATTGATAAAAAACGTGCTTTTGGAAATTTAAACATCGTTAATTTATACATCTCAGGGTACTCCTTCACAATATTCTTAATATAATTATCGTTCACCTTCACCCCTATAAAAAATATGTTAAATGTCCTACTATCGAGTAGCCCGCTGCGCGGGCTTCCGCACTTAATTTTGATAAAATTTTAATATTCGCGCGCGCTTGCTCGGGCTTAATGGGTTGCCCGCTGCGCGCACCAGCAGCAACGTTATAACGTTGCTGCTTCGCTCATTAAATCATTTCCGCCACCTCCGTTTCTGATTTTGATTAATCGGTACGAATTGAGTATTTGATACTGACTGACGATTATATTCTGAATTCCGCAAAATTTTTTGATATGTGTCATATCGACTATAATATTCATCATTATGCTTAAATATTTCACTAAAAAGTTTATCCATGACATATGTATAATCCGATTTATCAAGTCTTATACTTTCACCGTCATACACTGTATTAAACTGAAATCTACCAATTTTACGACAATTCACCACTTCTTGTACCTGTTTGCGAATCGACATATCCATTTCATTCCATATTTGACTTGAAAACACAATTCGTCGTCTGTCTTTTCGCTGTTGCGATATCGCCGTTAAAACGTCAATTGGGATTCCTGTTTTTGTATTAAACATTAAATGCGCTTCATCTAACAAAACCAAAACGCCATTCTCGCCATTTTGAAACTCAAGAGCCTGCGAAACTCTCTCGTCATTGTCTAAATAAACATACTTAATATCCTGTAAAATTATATTAGAAAAAATGGCACAATTTGGATAAGCTTGCTTTATTCTATACGCATAATTAACCATACTTAAAGTTTTGCCTTTACCTTGACGACCAATATAAACTCTAGACCCAACAGGGAATAAACCTTTTTTGGGACGCGTATAATGTTTTAATAATGATTTCCAATCAACTCTCATCATTATTTTATCCCAATCATCGGTATTTTACGTAGAATCCACATCGTAACACGATAAATCGGCTCAAAACCTAAAAACGCAATAACTAAAGTAATTGATAATAAAGCCAGGGAGGGCGTCATGAAATAACGAAAAGCACCTGAAAACTGGCGTAAAATACTGGCAAATAAATCTGAAAAAGCCACTAAATATTCAGGTGTTGGCGGTAAATCTGGAATTAACGCAAAAATCGCAATTAAACCAGCTATAACGGCAGTTATAATAATTATAAATATCATATTTCTGTAACCTCCTTAAATTTCGCAAAAATTGCAAATAAAAGCGACAAAACCACGCCTAATCTAGCGAGAGGAATAGCAGCATTCCAAATTTGTGGAAAATTCTCCTCAAGCGCGCCAAATCTCAGACAAACTTGATTATTCGATAATAAATTATCAACGCAAACACCTGAACATATACCTGATTTATAAAAATCAGTGCTACGGCAATGCCACTCACTCATATTATCAGCCGTTAGCGAACCAGCAAATGCATTAAAACTTTTTGTAAAAAAATCAAATGGAAAAGTCAAGAACCCTAATTTTTTATGAAGTGATTCATCTATTGATTTAAAGAATCCCGCGAAAAAATTCGTGTTGCTTGGTATGAATATGTTTTTTAAAAATTCAAAAAATCCCTCCACTAAATGGGTGATTCCCTTAAACAAATCCTGAATTGTTGAGATTGTTGAGCTTAGTGCTTTTTTAAAAAAACATACAAAATCTAAATTGTCGCACTCTTTTTTTCTAGTAATTTCTAAAACAGGCGAATCCCCACCGACAAAAGTGTCGCCTGAATATCCATCAGGATATTCGATTCGTTGTTTTGACACAAGCGATATTATGTCTGACGAACCAACATAATTATCTAATCCTTTAGGTGTTATTCCATACAAATCATTGTATTGACGCATAATATACGCTTGTTTATTGATATTATAATCGAATTGATACGCTGCGATTGCCGTAAATTTGAATTTGTAAAATTTACGACCGTCATCAGCAGTCTGAATTGTAAGTTCTATCGGCTTATTTTTGTCGAAAATAAGATAGCGAATATTATCCTCGTATTCGCTAAGAACGAAATATGAGTCTTCTTGAAATGATTTTTCAAGCGCGTCAAATCGTCTATTAAATTCTTTATCTGATAATTCGTCTGAAAAATACTTGATTTTTTCGCGATTGAGCTTGAACGGGTGTTTAAATTTCGACGGATCAGCACGCTTATAATTTATTGGCTCAGCGGCACGCGCTTGCTGTGGTGGAAAAGCAACTTGAAAAAATAAAACTAAGCTGGAAACAACCAAAACCAACCGTTTCATTTATCACCTCTACGCGCACCGCTCAACCAAAAAATTGCATAAATTGCTACGGCAATAAATAGCCAAAACGCACTTAACTTAAGTAAAAAACTAGCCATTATTCTTTCTTTCTTCCGAAATTAACATTATAATCCCAATAACCAGCATAAAAAATAATATGTTACCAAAAGTTACAATCATATTTTTCTTCCAAAAATGACTTTATGCAAATAATCCAAAACAAACTTTAAACCACCCAATAATCCAATAAGAGGAGCATAAGCAACTAATAGATCTCGCGTCATCTTAAGAATTTCGTTGCTGATTGCTAAAACTGATAAATTTTCCATATTTCCTAAATAGGGGAGGGGGTACCTCCCCAAGCCGATTATTTAACCTTGACTTTACCACGAACCGCTGAATTAATCGCGCGACCAGCGATAGCAAGGCCAATCATAGCGCCAAGCAAAACGGCAATACCGGCAAAATTTGACGAAATAACACCCCAAGCAGTTTTGAAAACAGAACCGGCAGTGGCTGCGTCAAAAAATGTCATATTTTCTGGCATTTTATACCCCCTTAAGTTTACACCCGCTTGAGTTTAACGACTTCGCTAGTTGGTCACCAATCTCTAAATTGTCAGGGAACTATAACACTTACTTTAAAATATACTTAGTTCGCTTTTCGTTCTATTATTGTAAAGTCATGGGTTGACTTAAATCATCGGCTAACATAAGTATCGCTTTATCTTTTTTCTCAGGCTTAAACTCAATATTAAAAATCTCGCCTTTAATGAGAACTTCAATAACTAAACGCTCATAATCGACAGTTTGACCAGAATCATCTTTAAATTGACGTTTGTCAAAATAAAGACGTGAAACACGTGATTTTAAATTGTCTAAGGCGCCTGGTAGGGCGGTTGTAGGTTGTGACATAAAAGCCTCCAAAAATTAAATTGATTTACAAAAACAACATAATTTATTTCGTAAAAAAAGACAATAGAGTAACCGCATTTCATAGATAGTTTTAATGTCGCACAATGTACCTTTTACGCAATAATAAATACCACACAAAGATGAATATACATATGTCTACATAT